GTAACGTCTCCGCCAGCTAAGTTTTGTTTAACCGAGTTTTTGATTTGAGCGAAGTTTAATAGTCCGCCAGTCATACGCGGTTGACCTGCACCTTGATCGAAACGACGTCCGTAGATTAAAGCGTCATTCATTTCGCGAGCTAATTCTTTAAGACGTAATTGAACTTGGTAGTTTAATTCGTCAGATACGTTGTGAGTACGTACTGCTTGTTGCGTACCTGTTACTGAAGCGTAACGTTCGAAGATTTGCGTTACGTTGTAATCTACATAACGGTCATGACTTTCGTCTGCTCCAATTCCAGCGCCTTCTAATTGTGGGCGAGCTACGATACGGATTTCATCTGCTGCCGCTGTGTGAGCCGCTGCTGTAGTTCCGTCGAATCCACGAACAACCGTTAAAGTATCGCCAGAAACGCCTGTTACTTTGATATACTCGTCGCCAAGTACTAATAGAGAGTTAACGCGGAATTTAATACCGTCGCCTGCTGCTACTGTGATTGAAGTTGCAGCGTTAGTGATGTCTGCTGCTAAGTTAGCGCGGTTAGAGTTTAAAGCGTCTGACATCCATTCGAATTTCGTTTGGTACAACGGTTCTCCGTTTAGTCCGATTAAGCCTAATAGTGTAGGCTCATCTTGAATAATCATCGAGATGCCTTCTTGAAGTTGACGAACCTGATCTTGGAAATTATAAGAGTTTACTGCCATTTTGTTTTTCCCCCTGAATTATAAGTTTTTTGGTAATTAAAAAAGCCGCCGGCATTAGCCTGCGACTGCTTACTTAAATAGCGATTGAATTTTGTTACTAAGTTCGATTACTTTTGCGAAGTCTTTCTTCTTCTTCGCGTCCTCTAACTGTGCTTCTAGCGTTTTGGCTTCGTCAGATGTACCGCTGTTTGAAGGTTCACCGATTTCTCGTTGCGGTTTCTTTTCTTCGCCTGCTAAAAAGCTATATTGGTCAACAAGCGATTTTAAAGCGTCCTCTAATCCGACTACTTTGCCGTCTTCAATATTCACTGCAGATACGTCAAATAATTTTAACGCTGCCTCTAATCGCTTTTCGTCGTTTGGGATACCTACGCTTGGAGCCGCCTTTAAAAATGCGTTAGTGATCTTCTCATTACGTAATGCTTTTTGTAACGATTGCAATTCCGTTTCCGCGCCCGTTTTCGCATCCGATAATGCCTGCATATCCGCTTGTAGTTTTTCAAGTTCGGACATTTCAGCACGTTCGCGCTCCGCCTCTTTTGTTTTGCGTTCGTTGTAGTCATCTACTAGTGACTTTAATGAATCAACGCTTTCTAATCCGAGTGCTTCAAACGTTTGCTTAAACGATTTCAAATCATCGTTTACTTTTTTGAATCGGTCGTATGGAATCGTCTTTTCTTCCGGTGCCGGCGTTGTTGGTTCTTCGGTTTTTGGCGTCTCCGCAGACGTTGGTTCAGCCGGTGGTTCCTCAGAGAAAAATTGTAAGTTTAACGGTAATAAGAATGAATGTTTCATGCGTAATTCCTCCAATATACGAGTTTAACGAGCAACGCCTCGGAGATTTGCGGACAGTTTAGAGTCGTAACCTGCTGTTGGACAGTGTTTTATACTCGATCCGGTCTTCGAATTGGTGATACTGTGTGCCGGCAGTTTGGGTGGAAGATTTCTCGATTTGGTAGACTTCCGATATAGGGATAGTCGCCTTCAGCCTCCGGTGTAAGTTTTACGATCTTACCTTCCCATCTACTACAAGCGTCTTTTGCGCCGTGTCTTGAAATAACTCCATAGTTAGCGCCACGTTGAACAGCTTCGTTCATGGTCGCTTCTTTGTGTGCTTCCATCATCTTCGTTCGGACTACCATTTCGACGTAATCTTTTAATCTACGTCTGGCTCCCGCCGCGTTTATAATCGATGTATCTGCTGCGGTATCTAAGTTTTTACGAATCTCTTTTAAGAGCTCGCCCGTTAACGTAGATGTTCCGTTGACGCCTTTCGTTACGTTAGCACGCATTACTTCTGCGGTAGATTTGCGGATAGCTACTATAATTCGCTTTTCCATATTCTGAGTAACCGCTAGTAAGTTATTTTGCGTATCAGCAACTATAGCTTTAACGAGTTCCTTATTAATGCGATTAAACTTTACGATATTCGCCGCTTCTTCTACCGTATCAACCACGCCAAGCGCAACGATTGCTCGTACGATGCCGTCTTCGGTTGCTTTTGGGATAGCTTCGTTAATCCAGTCGGCGGTATCTCCGTTTAGTTCGCGTAATATTTCCGTTATAGACTTCATTACGGCCAACGCATTAGCACGCTGGAAATCCGTAAGGTCAATCCGGTAAAGTTCGTTGCGAATTTGTTCTAGCGCTTTTACATAAGTGTCAGTCAGCTTCGCAACGTCATATTCGTAATTCGGAGGCGGTAATTCTCGCATTACTCAGTCGCCTCCTCCGTTGTAGGTGTAGTCTGATTGAATATCGAAGAATCAACGGTACCCATTGCGGCAGTTTCGTCGTCTTGGATGCGGTCCATTGTTTCTTTCGCCTTAACGTCGTCCACTTCATCAAGCGTTTTAATCGCTGATTGAACGTCGATTGTTGGCTTACCGACTGTGCGTAATTGCATAATCTCGGCTTCTTCTTTTTCGTTGCGAGGAATTCCATCACGCCATGCAATCGAAGGGTAAACGTCTTCCCATTTATGACCGTTTTCCTGTTTATCGAATAAGAAACAAGCGTAAAGAGCGTCACGAATTGCTTTATCGTAGTGAGTACGGATTCGTTTGATTTTACTAATGATCGGCATGAAGCGTGCTTTAATCGCTGCGCCGTCACTGTGACTCGTACCTGTTCCGCCAGAGTTATCGCCGGACATTGTTGTACCGAATAACCATTGCGGAGTTTCCGACATGATAAATACGGTGCTGATTAGTAAGTCGAGCTCTTTGAACGCCGCGTCTAGTTGCGCTTGCCACGTCATATAGCCCGGAACAACATCGTCTTTTGTAACCGGAATATATACTCCGCCGAATCTTACGCTGTTGCTGTCGGTTCCTTCTAAGTCGGGACCGTATGAATTTGGATCCGAGTGTTTCCACAAAATGTAATCGATTTGCACAAGGCGGTCGTTAATCGCGGCAAATACGCTTTCTAGTTTTTCTAATCCGCCGATACCTTGCCAATCATCGTCAACCGCTTTGTAGGGAATGTGAAATACCGGAATAAATGGTAGCCCTGTTTCGACTACGTTGTTTTCGCGTCCTGTTTCTATCTCTTCGCCGATAATAAACGTAGGGATTTCCGCAAACCAATTCGTATCAACGCCTGTCGGAATCAGTTTGTAGCGTTTATAAATGATATAGCCGGGAATGTGACGCTCAATGTTTAGGTAAGCATCTTCGCTTTTCTTTCGCTCAACCCACTCGACTGTTGCGATGTTAACCGCTTTAAACTTCTTTATGTTACCGCGTGCAGTCTCCGGAAAAACGTAAGAAGCGTTAACGTGCTCGATGATCGGCTCCATTTTCGCGTCTTTTGGAATCGGTAAACCTTCCGCTAGTAATTCCGTGTAGTCCTGGCGATAACCATAACGCGCCTTAACCCACGCATCACCGCGATAACCATTCGCCATGCAACTTTCGTGAATCAGCTGAACTAAATCGTTCTCCTCAACGTAAGACGTGTACGCTTTTTGTTCTTCCGAATCGTCAGGCAACCCGGATTCAAAGCGAGGACGTTCTCCGACTAACATGTCGGCTGGCTTAGTTGATACGATGTCCGCTAGTCCGATTGCGATATAGAGTTTGCGTAATTGCTGGCCTTGCGGAGAGTCTTTTAAGATTTCCGCTGCGCGTTCGTATACTTCCCACTGCTTGTTTTGAAAGAGTTTACGCATTCTTTCGTAACGTGCGAGTCGTTCAATCGACTTTTCGGGCGGGAATTTAGCGCCAGTTTCAAATAATGCCATGCGGTTGCCTCCTTCCTTTTATTGTTGTTTAGTTAGCACATATATTTAAATAATCAATATAGATAAAAGATTAGCGATTAAGAGATTTACAACCACGAAGGCTTTCTCATAACCTTTTTTCTTCCTTGCTTCGATGTAGAAATAGCGATTTCACAGCTATCGACTAGATCGTCATGGTCAGCGCCATATCTTTCGAACTGTTCTAGCAACAACGCGTGTTTACGTGAGAACTGAATCTTGCTTACTTCAATGTCCGGTAGCATTGACTCGATACGAAGCTCTTTACGACTACGTTGAAAGACCTTTTTAACGCGATTGTGCGCCGGATATCCGATGTTAACGAGTTTCTTTTTAAGCTGATCTACGAAGAATTCCTGCGCCATCTGCGCCTCTGCACCGATTACGTCCGGCTGAAACTCGCGTACTTTCTCAACGATAACTTCCATAAACGTATCAGGCTTAACGCGCTCACCGTACGAATCAATGACGTAAGTAACGTCCGTTTCTCTATTGCGGGCAACAATCGTAATTGCCGAGTAATCCCCGCGTTGTTTACCCATCGCAAAGTCAATACCCATCGAAATCGTATACTGACCATGCGGAAACTCACGCGCCGAATCCTTATCGTCCCAGTACGTAAACTTCTCCGGATTGAATAGCATCGATTCTTCATCGATAGGATTGTTCATATACTCGGTGTTGAACGCTTTCGAGCCGTTGTCCCATTTCCACGCCATTAACTTAAATAACGGCTGTACTTCCGGCCACAGAACGTTAGCGCCGCGGTCCATTTCGTCCTTATTCGCAATGTAAAAAAGCTCCGCCGTTTTGGCCGAGCGAGGATCTTCTCTATTTACGTATATCTGGCGGCATTCTTCCCATAGGTCCATTCGTTCGGGCATATCGATAATCGCTTGATATCGTTTAGCCTCGAAGTCAGCACGGTGTTTCATGACGTCGATTAACAAGCTTTCGTGATGGACTGTCGTACCCATGAATACGGTCGCAGTCTTTTTACCTTCCGGATCGCCTAACGGAATTACTACCTGGCGGAACCAATCCTTTAGCTCCTGGCGCAACTGCTCCGTATTTGTGTTACGTTTATCTTCTAAATCATCGCAGACAATTAAGTCCGGTCGATTTCCGTTCCAGTTGCGGCCGCGTAGCGCTTGCCCTGACGAAGCAGCCTGCACTAACGTAAGCATTTTCTGTTTACCGTTTCCGAGGTCTTCCCAGGCGATAAACTCTCCGCTGTTATCCTTCGGATTCATCTGCTGTTTAGGCGAAAGGATTTGGCCGAAGTCGCGGATCAACTTTTCGTTGCCCTGCAGCTGTAACTTAATCCATTCGAGGTTAGCGCTAGCAACTGACGGCGTTTCCGAGATAATAATGATGTATTTACGCTTACGATAAACGATTTCATGAATCGGAAATGCTTTCGATAAGAAACTCGACTTTGCATGCGAACGAGGCGCCGCAACAACTACGCGCTTGTTGATTTCTTCGTTCGATACTACGTTCATAATGTCGCAGATTTCGTGATGAAAGTCGGGCGCGTGCTTTGTTATCGTGGTTATGTCGTCGTCATGCTCGAATGCCGGAATCCAGTTACCGCTATTATCGGGATTGGCGTTTTCACCGAACCAATTATAAGCGAAGAATAGTAGATCCGTATCGCCGCGCTCGATTGCCTCTAAACGTTTTAACTCGCGAATATACATCGCTAAGTCACGCTTTTCATCGGCGGTTAGTTTATCGATATTACGCGTCCTGGGGACGATGTACTGGCGCAGCTTATCGATTTCTTTTCTGCGGGTCTTTGCATCGCTCCAATTACCATTAGTCCACGCCAATACTATCGCCTCCTCTCCTTCGGAATATTTTTCTAATTTATCGTTGACTTGCGATTATGTATCGTGCTATTATTAACTCAACAAAACGAGACGAAGTTGAGGTGTTCGATATGAATATAGTTAATCCGATTAAAGACGTTAAAGATATCGATAAAATGAAAAAGGCGCTTCATGGGCGCGACTTACTGCTTTTTATATTCGGCATAAATAGTTCGTTACGTGTCAGCGACATTCTAGCGCTTAAAGTTGGCGATATTCGCGGCAAATCTTCGTTAGTGCTTACGGAAAAGAAAACGAAGAAGCGTAAAGAAATCCGTTTGAATCAGTCGATTTTGGCTGCCGTTAGCGAACTCGTTCCAACTGACGCTAAAGATAGCGACTGGCTATTTCCGTCGAAACGTAACGCAGCAAAGCCGCTAGATCGCACTCAGGCATGGCGCAATCTAAACGCTGCGGCTAAACGTGCTGGCATTACGGTAAATATCGGCACACATACGATGAGAAAGACGTTTGGATACCACCGCTATAAAGCTGGCGTTGACTTGGCGCAGTTAATGTACGCCTTGAATCATTCGAGTCAGCGCGAAACGTTAAAATACATCGGAATCGAGCAGGAACAAATCGACGACTTATATACCGAGATTAACCTTTAGGCACCCGCTTTATCTGCGAGTGCTTTTTCTATGCGTTGATTTCCGATTTCGACGTATTCTGTTTCGCGTTCTATTCCGATAAAGTTACGGCCGGTATTGATTGCGGCTACTGCTGTCGTCCCTGAGCCGAGGCAATTATCTAGTACGGTTTCACCTTCGTTTGAATAAGTATTAATTAAATACTCGAATAAATCTAGCGGTTTCTGCGTCGGATGTACTCTCTTCGTGTTATTACATTCCTTTGCGCTTTTGTGGTATTCAATAACTGAAAGTGGAAACTTCTCTGTATAGACTTTTTTCGTCTCCTTACCACTCTTTGATGAAAAATTACCGTTTTCCGAATTAAGTTTATCCATTTTCCAATTCTTTGTATTTAACGGTTTTTCTCTTTTGGTCATTTGTGGGTTATACGTAACCTTACCTTTCCCGAAAATTAGTATATTTTCATGAGACATAAGCGGTCGTATTTTACTCAATGTGAACCCCGTTCCTTGTAACTTGTTCCAAATAAGCTCATACTTGAACATTTCAAAATTACTGGATATTAATTTAGTAGTAAATGGTTGTGCTGCAGTCAAAACAATTGCTCCTCCGTCTTTTATAATTCTCTCATATTGTTCCCATAAGAGATCAAACGGTATAACCGCATCCCACTTGCACGCTGTTGTTCCGTAAGGTAAGTCGCATAGGACCATATCGACTGACTTGTCGTCTAATTCGCGCATTACTTCGAGGCAATCACCTTGCGTAATTTTATTTACGTATTCACTAGTCGTCAATTAGACCGCCTCCCCGTCGATAAACACACGCTGTTTAGGTGTAACGCGTTTTCCTTCATACTTTACATTAAACGCATCGACAGCACGCTTCATCTCATCGTCAAGTATCGGCGTGATAAGATTTCCGTAATTTACACCGTTAAAAACGTACTCACCGAAATACATCGGATTAACTAACATCTTTCTAATCGCTTGATATTTCCACTTCGGGGCGTTTCGCTTAGTCGGTATAGCTAATTCGTTTAAAATTACCGGCATTTCTGTTAAACTACATTCGTAGACGTAACGTAATTTATAAATAAGGCGGATAACGTCCGCTTCTTCTTCGTTTATAAATATCTCACCGTTTTTGGAGTCGTAACCGAATGTTATTGATCCGCAGACTCTTTTACCATTCTTTGCGTTATTACGCATACCCTCATCGGCCATTTTAACGAAATTATGTCCGCCATGTGCTGCGGCATGACAATCGTTACAAAGTCGAATTAGGTTAGTTAATACGTTGTTACCTCCATTGGATAACGGTACAATATGGTGTATCCTTAAATCGTCATTAGTTCCGCAGTTACCGCATGATTTCGGTAATTTAGCGTTAAACTCTGCGTATAATATTGCGTACTCTTCTCGTTTACTCATTCGTCATTACCTACCCTTCGTATTTACCTACCGTTTTAATAAAACCGGCGGATCATCGCGTGGTAGGTACGCTTTACCAACGATAGCTAGTCGATGGCTGAACCGCCCGATACGTAAACACAAAAAAGCCGACAACATTTCGCTGTCAGCTTCGTTCTACTTACGTATAGGAAAAGTCAAACGTTATTTTTATTTCCGGATTTTAAACCGGCTAGGAAACGGCATTCGGATGGGGCGGGCTTGGGGAGAATCCGCCTATGCATAACGATTGAATAAACAACTCAACAGAAACTCTTAGTGTTGAGCAAACGAATTAATTAAAACGTTATTAAATCAACGTTCATTAACGTTTCATCATTCGTTATCATATTCATAATTATACATCGTTGTTATATCAACGTTTATACATTGAATGTATGACGTTATATGCACCGTATTATACATAGAATATACAGCGAATGTGGAAAGTTTCAGGCGCCTGTCCGTCAGACCCTGCGTGCTTACCTGAATCACACTACGTCACACTGTACGTATATACCCTACCGCATACATATATCCGCATTCCTTCTATTATAATAGTAGATCGGATTAGTCCCGTTGTGATACTGCGTCAGTACTACCGCCCTCTATACGCTTAGCAAACGACTCTATCTCAGCGTCAATAACATCGTAGTCTATACCGCCACTATCCACCTTAGCATCTACGTTAACCCTCTCGGTAAGCATATCGTTCATAGTTAATACGAGCTTAGCAAGCGCAGCATTACCGTCCTGTATAGCGTGCTCCATCATCGAATCAACTAACTCGCCTAGCCGGTTATGTGTACGAGAAACAACGCTTTTCTTTAGTTCGCGCTGGAATAATTCGTCTCTCTGCCAGTTAGTAATCGTATTGTAATGTACGCCAATCTCTTCGGCTATCTCGCGCTGTGTCTTGCGTCCTTCTAGTAATAGCGCGATTGCTTCGTAATGTCTGTCGTCTAGTTTACGTAATGTCATTCGTAATCACCTCCGTTAGTTTATTACGCCAGTCCTTTCGTTATCTAGTCAACCGACTACCTTCCGAAATATCACGCTTTGCATAACGTTCTAACTCGCGTACCTTATCTTCGCTTAACTTATCCGTATCTAATATCGTAAGTCCAAACGTTTTATAAATTAAATGTGACGTATATAATGACGGCTTATATTTCGGTACGTCCTCTGCGATTGCTACTAATCGGTCAAATTGCGCCTTACTTTTAAACGTTACTTGATAACCGCCAAATATCGTATAGCCTTCGAGTTCTTTATATTCGCTCATATATTCCGCTCCCCTATTCGTTAGATTAATCGAGTAGATAAACTATCCTTTACCGTATTGAAGCGAGTATCACTAATGGTACTCGGCTCTTTGTTATCATTTAGTCTTTTAATACCTTCGTCTAAGATATATAAGTACTTTATTAACGACGAAACCGACTACGAATGTAGGCGGAATCTTTATTCTTATTAATTCGTTATTATTAATTAGTTCTTATTATAGTATCACTCGTAGTACTTGATTAAGTATCACTGGTAGTACTTAATAGAGTATCACTAATGGTACTCGCTTTAGTACGCAAAAGAATACGCCAAGCAACCGAAGTCACTTAGCGTCATCCTTTCGTATAAATAATGGCAGGTACATCTTCTTCGTATGTCCATACCACGGAATCCTCTCCGTCTTAATCAATCCTTCTGCGACAAGTATATTCGATAACTTGCTGACACGATTGCGGTGAATACCGGTATCTTCTACGATTTGGTCTACGTTAGGATACGCCCACATATACGCATCACCGCCACTCTGTCCGTTAACATAGGCGTGTAAATAACCGTATAGTAGTACGCAATCCCTTGCGGTTTGACCGTCGTATTTGTCCCGTAATTCCGGCAATACCTTGCGATAGATATCATGTGGAATAACCGAATAGCCTCCTTCGTCAAGTAATCGCTGTTTCTGTACGGAAGCTTTCTGCGCTAATTCCTTCATTTTGTCATGTCGTTGATCCTTCGTCATTCTACGCATCTCCTTTTAAATTAACGTCGTTTAAAATAAAATAAAAAGCCGCTAGCCTATTCCGGCTTAGTTGCGG